ATCGAATTTATTTGCTTCAACCAGAATACAATGCTGAAGACTTGATTTCACAAAGTTCACAAGTGGGAAGCTTAGAGCAGAGCGACTTCCCCAAAATGGGGACTCGAGATCAAAATGCGGGAAACATTGATAATACTGGAAACAGTAATAGTGAAAACTGCAACAAGGACACTTCAAGCTTAGAGCAGAGCGACTTCCCCAAAATGGGGACAAATAAAGATAAGAATTACTCAGATACTAATATAGATACTAGTTTAGATACTGATAATAATTGGGATTTTTCAAAGAAAAATTACTCAAAGGAATTAGTAGAAAAGCAGAATCAAGATTTACTTCATCATTTGGGTGATACATTAGCTAATGACTCAATTCCTATGTTCCTTGATAAAGAGACTCTAGACTTAATTGGAATGTGGTTCAGAACCCCTTCAGCTGCCTCAGACTGTATTAGTACTATTCTTAATGCTGCTAATGATTCAAGAGAAAACGCTGTAAGCCAAATAGGACGTCATAGACTAGAATTTGAAGATTATCAAGGAGAGTTAAAAACTAGAGTAAGAAGAACACTCAGACGTTGTTTAAATCGTGTTAGAGTAGATGAAGATTATAATAGAAAAGGTAAAATTAAAAACTTCAAAAATTATCTGTATGGAGCTATGCGACAAACTTTTGATCACTGGCAAAATGATGTTTTGATGGAAGAAAAGAAAACTAACAAAGAAAAATAACGTTAAGAGATGTTAAAAAGGTGTTAAGAATGGATAATACTCTGTTAACAAAGTCTAAAATTGCTGAAGTATTGGGTACTAACCCTATGCGTGTGACTCGCTTTATTAAGTCGAATAAAATTAACGCTGTTAAAAAAGAAGGCAAAAGAGAGCTTTTTAAATTAACACAATTTAACACGTTAAAAAAAGAATTGGAGTCTCCTGAAACCAAGCAAGAAGCGAAAAGTCATGCTTTTAGTAAAGATGATTATATTTTAACGTTAAAACAACAGTTAAAAGAGCAGAAGGAACAGTATGAACAAGTAATTGCATCTAAGGATGAAACTATTTCATCCTTAAAAGAAACGATTGCTACGTCTCAAAAATCATATGATGATATGAAAAATCAACTTGCGGTTAAGGATAGTCAGATTACGGATTTAACAAAATTAACTAACAATGCTCAAACGTTAAATTTGGTTGATAAAGATCCTAAACGGCTTCAAGTAACACATGATGATGCTGATATGAGGCCTGAGACGTCGAGTTCGGATGAACAGACTGATGATACAAAAAAGCCACCAAAGAAACATTGGTGGCAATGGTGGTAATGGTTTTATTTGTTTTGTGATGTATATTGATAACAAAAATCTAGTATACGATCATACCAAATATCGTATATTTCACTTCCAAAAACTACTTCATTTACATAGCCCATATTTAATGCATCGATAATTCTGCAAAGGTAAGACCTTCCTTGAACCCACCATGTGAAATAACCATCAATAAGAAAGTTGTGAATTGGTTTCTTACCTTGAATTTGTTTTATTTCATGGCCATCAAGTAAAGTTTCATATACACCATCTGCAATACGGCTGCCAAATGATGTAGTGTAATAATATTCCTTGATTTCCCAGAGAGATACAGGGCTATTAAGTGCTGGAATAGCCCCATCGAAGCGACGAGATAGGGTTTCTTTTAGATATCCAGAATGATCGTCTTTTTCGATAATGGTTAAGTGATGTGGGTCATAATCACAAGTCACATTTGTATTATGTGACTTGTTATATGTATTTATAGCATTTTCAGTGATTAAATTAATAGCACATGTAAAAAATGCCTTTTTTCTTTTGTCACCCTTTTGTTTATTCATGGGCTGTGGAGAGGTTATTACACTATATTTTTTTAAAAAATTCAATTTATATTGTTCGAAGTTGCTTTCAGCTTTTGTTTTGTCCATCAAATGATCCTTAACAAAAGTATTTAGTACTTTGCGACGATATAAAGCATATTCAATAATCTTATCGAGCATAGCATCTGAAATTTTTAAATTGTATTCATTGAGGCAGTTAAGAATTTCTTCTTTGCTGTAAATTTTAATAGATTTAGTTTTCCTATCAGAATAACCAAGTCTATCACCTAAAAAACGAATATATCCCCAAAAATCACTATTAAGATTTGAAAAATTAGGATTTGCTTTCATCGGAGAAATACTTCCTTTCTGCTAATAATAATAATTCACTAGGTTTTGTATTTAGGGCACATGCTATTTTTAGAAGAGTCTCAACAGTAGCGTTTCTTTGACCTCTTTCTACATCTGAAATGTATGTACGGTGTAATCCTGCTAGCTCGCCTAAGTGCTCTTGAGAGTAGCCTAATGTTAATCGTTTGTTGCATATTTCTCTACCTAGGTAGGCTATAAATGAGTTTGAAGTCATTTTAAATACCTCCATACTTAGATTTTAGTCACTTAAGCATGATCATCTACAGACTATAAGTGTCAATTTATGATCATGTGAATACTATAAGTTACATAAATTCACAATAAGTGATATAATGGTTATAGAGATAATAAAGGAGTGTCAGTATGGTTCAACCGCTTTTAAAATGGGTAGGAAGTAAAAGAAAAGTAGCAAAAAAGATAATTTCGTATTTTCCAACAGAATTTAATAATTATTATGAGCCATTCTTAGGTTCAGGAGCTGTTTTAGCAGAGTTGGAAAGTAATAGTATTACTAATTTATTTCCAAATTTTAATTATGTATATGCTTCGGATAATAATAAATATCTAATGGAAATTTTTAATTATGTAAAAAATAATCCGCAAAAAATAAAAGATTATTACACCCAAAATATTGAACATTATATGGATGATAAAGTTAATAACTACAATACTATTAGAGATAGATTTAATAGTCATCCTAATAGTTTAGATTTTTGTTTAATTAGCAGAACTTGCTATGGTGGAATTATCAGATTTAGAAAAGCCGATGGATATTTATCTACACCTGTAGGTCCACATAAACCTATAAGCCCTGCAAAATTTGCTAAAAGAGTTGATACTTGGCATGATTTAATTCAAGATGTAGAATTTGAAACATTAGATTTTAAGAAATCAATTGCTCGAGCAGGTGAAGGTGATGTGGTATATTGTGATCCGCCATATACACATTCACAGGGTATTTTATATGGAGCTCAAGACTTTAATATAGAGGAGTTATGGCAAAGTATCAGGGAGGCAAAGAATAGAGGTGCTAAGGTATTACTTTCGATTAATGGAAAACGAGAGTCAAATACCAAAGATATATCAATTACCCCACCACATGATCTTTTTAAACGAATTGAAGATGTAGATGTAGGAATATCTATGGTGGATAGACTTCAAAACAATGGTAAACACATGAGAAAAAGTCGAGTTACAGATCAACTAATGCTAACTTTTTAGTGTATAATAAAAAAATAGAATATTCCTCAGAAAAATATTCCTTGCAGCTGTCTTTATGGACAGCTTTTTATATTGTCATAATATAAATGACAGTAAATATATTAATAATTGTTGATTGGTCTGCTTGTGAAATCTGAAAGTATGCAAAAATAAAAAGCCCGTTAAGTCGGGCTTTTTTAATTATATACGGCCTGATTTTCACAAAGTAATTTTGTACACTTTTCTAAACCTGCAGTTTAATCACTACTTCGTAAAACTTCCATTATGTAAAGTTAAGACCCCACTTCCTAAAAATCTTAAGAAATGGGGTCTTTTTTTGTCTTTTGAGTACTCATTACAAGCAGGTAACTTCATTTTATCAAGTTTGAAGACGTAGGAAAAGACTAAATTATTTGATATTTTATTGAAAAAATTGGAGCATTGTAACCATATTTTTTTTGCAAGCTTTCAGCTGAATATTTACTGTGAAGTTTGAAATTTGTGATAGGACTATTTTTAATTCCAAGCTGTTTATTAATTAATTGTTGCTGATGCAATCTTTTACGAAGTATTGAAATTATGGTTTCAATAGGTAATTTAGGTAGTAAAATCAACTGGTCGGTTAATAGTGGAAAATTGATAGCCCAGCAAGATTTCCCTTCTTGGATGACGGCATAGCCAATGGCCATATTAAGCATAGATAACCTCCTTGAAAATAATTTAGAATTTTACAAGAGAAAAAAAGAAAAAGCAACCCCACCGATCGAACCACTTTGGCAGGAGATTAGGTATTTGATGTCGGTTATAAATGCGCTGTTGAGAACGTAAAGTGGTCATGTTGTTGTTATTTGGAGGTATTGTATACAAGAAAAAAGGGGCTACTCTAATAGCCCTTTACCCGTTCAAAAATTGAACCTTTAGTTGCAAAAAATGAAAAATCCAGTAGAATGTCATTTTAAAAAAAGAAAAAACCCGCTGGAGAATCTTTGGCCGGATGTTCAGTGAGTTTTCGTTTTATTTAACTTGGTAAGTATTATAACATATCAGTAAAGAATTTGAACGAATCAACTCTCTCCTGCGGGTCAGGAGGGAGTTTTATTTTTGATCAATGTACAATTAGATCGAGTGACTGTAGTAGGTAGTTTCAAGCAGGCATCTGCAGAAAAGTTAGGAGAATATTTGCGACCAATTGGCTGGCAGGATATGAGTTTTGATTGGGAACACGGTATAGTTGATGGTTACGTGCTTAAAAGACTTTTGAATGGTGACGATACTGAAACGGTGGCTGTCATTGTTAAAAATCAATATCAAACCACGTGGAGACTTGATACATCAAATCATTTCGTTACAAATGATGAAAAATCAAAAGTTCTAAAGGCTTTAGCTTTGTTTGAAAATAGGCATTTGAGTAGAATCGATATAGCATTTGATTTCATAAATATGGAAAATTCAGGAATGAAGCATCGTTTTGTGAAGCCTAATGTAACAGTCTCTGAAATTAAAGGTGAATCTTTATGGATTCGAGGACGTAATGGTAAATTACAAACATTGTATGCGGGCAAAAGAAAGAGTCTTAGTTTGTTTAGATATTATGACAAAATTGCCGAACAAAAAAGGCACCGAAAAGAAATTCTTGAAGGTATTGTTAGCTGGGAGCGTTTGGAATTACAAGTACGTGCTGAGAGGACGACTGAGTGGCTTTTAAATTCTCGTGCTATGTTGAGTTACTTTAAAATGCCACAAGAATATAATTTGGGACCCAAAGATCGAGCAATGCTGATGGCTTTAAATAATGGAGCTGTAGCATACAGTGAACTGGCTAAAGCAACTGCTGCTAAATATCGTAAACTTGCTAAAAATAATTTAGGATTTGATGATAGTTGGGCTAAAAAGGCGTATGAAATTTTATGTAAAAAGCAGGTTGATTTACAAATGGAAATCAATAGTTTTTTGTCATTAATTAAATAAAGTGAACAAAAGTTGAGGTTTTGTATCATTTTTCCGATACAAAACCTCAACTTTTGTTTCTTATGGTATAAAAACTGTTACTTTTTTTAAAAGAGCATGGTAATTTGGACTAGTAAGGAGCCAACGCTTCTACGACAATACAACAAGGGAGGACTTCAAAATGAATGAAGTAAATGTTTTAGTCATTGCCGCACAACGTTGGGATTTTGATGATTCTGAAGGTCAAAATCATCGCGGTACTACTGTCTATGTGGCTCATGTGAATGAACCACAATCTGAGTATTATTTGGGGCATAAACCCGTCAAATATACTATGAGCCATGAACAATACGATAATTTTAAAAATGAATCGTTACCAGCTATGGCAAAGATGACAGTTGAGTATGATTTTGATCGTCAAAAAATGGTACCTAAATTTTTTAGTGACTTTGAATCCTTAAATCTATAGTCAAATGGCTGAAGTAAATACAGTTAAAGTTATATCCGATTCTAGTGATTATGAAACAGCTAAAGCACAAATAGAGACAGCTATCCAAGCGCAGGAGAATCTAAAAGTATTGGCAGATCTGCAGAGATTGCCAGAAGAAGCTAGCTCTGAAACACGAGAATATTGCCGGAAAATTATTCGTGAAGCTGATAGTCAAATTGAGCGGTTAAAAAATAAGTATTCAAAAATTGAAGAAAAAGAAGAGACTGCTAAGAAAGATCAGGTTGAAGTGAAGAAGCAGCTTGATAAGATCGCTGAAGAGAAGGATAAAAGAAAGAATGTGGATTCTAATAACTTTAATGACTTGTTGACAGAGCATGAAAAGATGAGGAAAGAAATTGTACTTTTGCGTCATGACCAAGAGTTACAAGCAAAAAAACTTGAAAAAGCAGTTTTTCAAGTTGGGTTGTTAATAGCTATAGTCGTTATTATTTCTATTGCAATCAATGGATTTACTCATCAATTGCTTAAATACTAGGAGAGGCACTTACAATGCATATCGAATTAATGACTGAAATAAAGCAGTTAATGGCATTTGCATGCGTAACTATCCTAGGGGCGTCATTAACTGGTTATGTCATTTCTCGAATTTTGCGATTATTAACTGATAGATAATAGATAGGAGAAATAAAAATGGACAAATTATTTATGTACGCCGCTGATGCAACAGGTACAAGTGGTTTGACAGCAGGACTAGAAGAACTAGGTAGAAATCTTCAAAGCGATGTTAAAGGCATCATTCCTACAGCTGTTGCAGTTTTAGGAGTATCAATTGGAGTGCCATTTGCAATTAGAATGTTCAAGAAGTTTACTGGTGCAAGATAAACTATTAAGCAGAGAAAAGAGTTTATAGCTCTGTCTCTGCTTTTTTGTTTTAGGAGAAGTAATGAGAAATAAAATTCGAAAAACTAGTTTAGCTTTTGTGATTGCATTTTTTTTAGCGTCGGTATTTATATCACCTAATTTCTTTTTAGAAAAATCTAAAGATAGACAAGTACAAGCATTTGCTCCGGCAGTAGGTATAGTGCCTGTGTTAGCTGGAGGAGGAAGTTTAGCAGTAGCTCCGGTCGCTATTGGATTAGGTGTAGCTGTAGCAGCAGTAGGATTAGGTATAGGAGTGGGAGAATATATAAAAAACGCAGATCAAGTTAATGCTACTGTAGTTGATGCTTGGAATAATGCTACTGATGAAACTAAAAAAATATGGGTAGGTGCAGCTAAGGACTTCATCAATAAAGCAAAAAAAGGTGAAAAAGTAGTAGATGCGGCTGGTAACTATGTTATGTCAGTACCACGAGAGTTAACAAAAATACTTACTAAAAAAGCAGCAGAACCTAATAAGAATGATATAGCTAAAAAAATGGGGTTAAAATCAAGTGACATAAAAGAATTTAGTGACTTAGTTAATATGCCGTTGGTGATGATGCCAAATGGTGTGAACTTAACAAAAATGGGATACACAATTATCTTTCAAAGAAGAGATGGTCTTTGGAGTGAATTAAGAGATACTCATTCAGATCAACTAATAACTATTGATCAAATAGATAGGTTTATGTCAGATGAAGAGCACAAAAAATACAATACGGCTTGGGCTCTTCAAGCGCGTATGTACGATTATATGATTCAAGGAAGTAGAAGGCTAGGCTATTTGGTAAATATGCATTATGATGACATCTATCCTCCTAATCATTCAAAAATTTATGATGAAGCTAAATTCAAAAAATTAATTAAATTAGCATCAGCAAATCCACCAATAGATGATCGTGCAGCGCCTAAAATAGTTCCTGCTGAGGATATAGATCCATGGAAGCTTGCAGAAAAATTTACCAATGCATATGTAGGCAATTATAAAAAAGCTGATGATAACGCTAGAAAATTGCTAGATGGTGGGACTATTGCAGTTCCGGCGCCATTATGTAAGATTCCAAGAGCATTTGCTACAGGTGATAACGGAAAATTATCTCATGATATTGTTTGGGATGGCAATATTACAAGTCCAAATGGAGACAAAATTGGTGGTTGGGTAGATGGTGGTAAATCTTTAACAGGAAGTGGACTAGATTCTTTAGGTAATTTAGATATTGATGTGCCAGGAAGTGGCACACAAACTTTAAATCCAGGGTTAACGTGGACCATACCTAAAGTAGATGATTGGGCCTATAATCCTGGATATGTTGATACTGGAGTTAAAGATAAGCCGATAGATTTAGTTAATAAGGGATTAGGCACTAATGTTTTAGATGATGCTAAGCCTATTGACGATGCTATAGCTTTAAATCCTCCTACTGCATTGCCTAAACCTCCAGCTGGAGCAGTAAATCCTCCTGCAGGTGGTGACACTATTCATTGGGAAAATTTAACCGATTTAGGCAAGCATTTTACTAAGGTATTTCCTTTTTGTATACCTTTTGATGTTGGAGATTATGTTGCAGGGAGTGTAAATAATTTAGAGCGTAAAGAATTTAAAAAATATGAGGTACCAATATATAAAAATTATAAGGTTACCCTTACAATACCCCATGAATTTTATAATATAGGCAATATTATAAGGTCAATATTGTTAGTATTGTATGATGTTGGACTGATGTATGCAGTTTATAAATGGTTTAGTGCACTTAAGTAGGTGAAAATATGGAATGGTTAGCAGATCTTGCTAATGTATTAAAAAACTTTTTTATAAGTTGTTGTAATCTTTTGATAGATACTATTTGCATAATTGTAAATACATTATTGTCTATACTACCTAAATCTCCTTTCCATTTTACGCCAATAAGTTGGGGACCTCTAGGAGATGTTGTAGGAGTAATTATGCCTGTTAAAGATATGGTAGTACATACGACTGCACTAACAGGTTGTGTGTTGCTTTATTTAGCAGGTAGGTATCTTTTAAGATTAATTAAGATGGTAGGTTAAAATATGGCAATGACATTATATTCTGGGTTCGTTGGCTCAGGAAAATCATATCATGCGACACGTGAGGGTATTAGATTTGCTGATGCTAGTTTTGGTGGGGGTTGGGTTTTAGCAAATTTTCCCATCAAACCCAAAAAAAGTTTATTTGGCTTTGGTAAGACAGAAACTAGATGGATTTTTAAAAGAAATGAAGAATTTAGTCCGAAATTATTAATAGATTTATCTCGTGAACATGGTTGGGATAAAAAAGAAAATAGTTGTATGTTAATTTTTGATGAAGCAGGTATTCTCTTTAATGCACGTGATTGGGCTAAAAACAGGGATAGAATGGCCTGGATTCAGTTTTTTAGTCAGTCACGCAAACTTGGTTATGACATTGTTTTCGTCGCTCAGGATGCTCGTATGCTCGATAGACAGATACGTAGTTTGTGTGAATACGAAATTACTCATCGAAAAATGAATAATTGGAGTATTTTTAAATTATTACCAATGACTACCTTTGCTTGTATAAAATATTGGAACGGTATGAATGCAAGATATGCTCGGGGATCATTGTCGTTATCAATTTATCGTAAAAGCATTGCCGATAGATATGATACGAATGCGCTATTTGGTTATGACGAAAAAGTAAAATAAAAAAAGCACTCACATGTGGAAGGGGGGCTAGGGGGGTCCCCAACTCAGGTGAGTGCTTTTTATTGCCCATTTGTCATAAAAAAGGCGAATACGTCATATTTCTATGGTATTATATTTCATGTAAACAAAAAAAGCTCGTTATCAGATTGGTACCCTGTGCGAACTTTTGATGGTTTTTTTCAATATCTATAAGTATTATACCAAATGCATTATGTTTTTCAATAATAAAACGTAATGTGAAACACGCTAAGTAAGGCGTACTAGATAATTTATAATCACGATATTAACAAACCTTCATTAGTTCAAACGAGCCGATGGAGGTTATTTTCATGCAAAGATATAGCGCAACACAACTTAATTCAGAACTATTCTGGAAGTTTCCAAAATTTTTATCAGAAAACAGAAAATATGCAGACTTAACTAATGATGATCGCGTCGCATACATGCTAATTAAAGATCGATATCGTTACTCACTTTCTCATAAGTGGATCGATCAAAAGGGTGATGTGTATGTTTTCTTTACTGGTGATGAATTACAAGCATTGCTTCATGTTGGAAAAAACAAAGTTACTCGTATTAAGAAGCGTTTGATCGACGCAGGACTTTTAGAAATTGAAAAAGATGGATTTGATCCTAAAACGAAGAAAAATTATCCAG